GCCCCTCACCAAACAAACCGATACCAGTTCCGAGGGGTTGAGATGGTAGATAATCGCGGAGAGATACAAAAGAGGCTAGATGACAACATGTGTCCATGGTGCATGTCGGTGCTTAACTTGGCGCAAGAAGAATACAAAGACAGTAAGCGCGTGTTAACGCGTAAATGTTCGTCGTGTAGCGGAACGGTTGTAGATGAATTTAAACATAATGGAGACGATTTTGAATACGGCAATTCGTGAGGCGTATATGCAAGCACTTAAAGAGGCGGCTGACCGTGAAAACAAAGAAGCCCGAAAGAAATGGGGCAAGCAAACATGGGGTAATCTCGAACAGGCAAAGAAGAACGGATCGAAAGGTGGACGCCCACCCATGCCGAAAGATGACCTATTGGAAAGGATAGATAGAAATGGCGATGACACCCGAAGCAAAAGTTAAGAAGAAAGTAGTAGAGCACCTAAAGACGTTAGGAGCATATTACTTCTACCCTGTCACTGGCGGGTACGGTAAGAGTGGTGTGCCTGACATCATCGGATGTCACAATGGCGCATTTTTCGGTATCGAATGTAAAGCAGGTAAAAATAAACCCACTGCCTTGCAAGAAAAGAATTTATCTGATATAAAAAAGAGCGGTGGCATAAGTCTTGTCATTAACGAAGACAACATAGATGACGTGCTGATCTATGTTGGTGGTAAGAACCACGACCCACGACAGTTGGAATTTGACTTTGATGTCGGAGGCTCACCTGTCTAGGCACTGCAAAAAATAGGAGAACGGCTATGGCCTTAGAACTTACTAAAACTGAGGGGGAGTTTTATGAACTGATGCAAGAGAGCGCACTAGGGCGCAGATGGTATCGGTGGCATAAAGACAACCCTGACTTCTTTCCCTTGTTTGAGCGGTTTACTTTTGAAGCGGTGAACCGTGGACACAAACGTCTTAGTGGTTGGCTGATTGCTAATCGCGTCAGATGGGAAACGTCTGTTGTCACGACTGGTGACGACTACAAAATTTCAAACGATTTCATTGCACTTTTTGCTCGTCTATTCATGGTGAAGCACCCACGCTACGAAGGGTTCTTCCGCACCAAACGTATGAAGCGTCTGGTTCGGGACATCATGCCCAAGGATGACGCGGCATGAAGAAAGAGAAAACTAAACAAGAGTGGCGGCACATTGCTCTGCACTGTGAGACTGCCTACCTGTTAGCACCGAAATGGTCACCGATGCGGTACTTCTTTAAGTGGGGGATTTGGTATGCAAACCGAAAAGCCCGATCCGCGAAAGAATGATCCTCGTCTCACCTGTGTCACTACGCAGTATAAGTCGTTACGGCAAGAACTGTCGGACGCAGAGTGGGATGAAGACCCTCGTGCTGAACTTATCCGTACTGAGTTTAAGCACTACGAAGCCTTGCTGAAGCAGGGCGTATTGTACGAGCCAAACTTTTAGGAGAACTATCATGGCTACTAAATCATCACCGAAGGCTGAGAAGGTCTGGGCATATCTGGTAAAGAACAAACTTGCCACCCCTGCCGAAGTCGCAAAGGCAACAGGCGTGTCCTATGGATACGTTTACAAGCTGATGAAAAAGATCGGCACACCAAAAGAAGTTTTCGAGGAGGAAGCGAAAAGCACCGCAAAAAAGCCCCTAGCCTCTGGGGGCGTATCAAAAGCGTCCTCGGGGGAAAGGCTAAATCTTCTTAACGAAGCAATCGAACTCACTGGTGGGGATCGCAATGCCGATTATGGTGACCCATACGACAACCACAAACTGATAGCTGACATTGCCGCACTCATTACAGGTAAAGAACTTACCGCATATGACATTGTGATGGTGCAGGTGGCTACCAAGTTGTCTCGTATGAAGGTCAGTCGGACGAAGCGCGACCACTATGTTGATCTAATGGCATACGCAGGTATCGCCTACGAGTGCTTGCGAGAAGAGGATATAGGCTGATGGACTTAATAACACTGGACTTTGAAACATACTACGACAGGGATTATTCCCTGTCGAAGATCACGACTGAAGAATACATCCGCGACCCTCGTTTTGAGGTGATTGGTATTGGTGTGAAGGTCAACAACGAACCGACTGAATGGGCAAGTGGCACACATGAACAAATCAAAACGTATTTACAGACATTCGATTGGGCAAACTCTATGGTTCTTGCTCATAACACCATGTTTGATGGTGCTATTCTTGCTTGGCAGTTCGATATTCATCCTCGCGTGTTTACCGATACTTTGTGTATCGCCCGTGCTTTACATGGGGTGGAAGTTGGTGGAAGTCTCAGGGCGCTTACTGAGCGGTATCGTATCGGAGAGAAGGGCACGGAAGTCATCAACGCCCTCGGGAAGCGAAGAGCCGACTTCACCGAAGCCGACCTCGACAAGTACGGTGACTACTGTGTCAACGATGTCGAACTCACATACAAACTCTTCAACATATTCCTCAAAAAAGGATTTCCGAAGACTGAACTAAGGTTGATCGACTGCACACTGCGGATGTTCATTGACCCTGTGTTGGAACTCGACATTGGACTACTTGAGCAACACCTTGAAGATACGCGGGAACGCAAAGACCAACTGCTTGAAGCGGCAGGTGTGTCTAAAGAAGACCTCATGTCTAACCCTAAGTTTGCAGAAGTATTGCAAGGTTTAGGTGTGACGCCCCCAACGAAGATCAGTCTTACTACTGGCAAAGAAACTCTGGCATTTGCTAAGTCGGACGAGGCGTTCAAGGCATTGGCTGACCACGAAGATGACAGGGTGCAAGCTGTGGTAGCGGCGAGGCTCGGAACAAAGAGCACACTGGAAGAGACACGGACTCAGCGGTTCATCGACATAGGTAAACGAGGCACCCTGCCTGTTCCTGTCCGATACTACGCCGCACACACTGGACGATGGGGTGGTGATGACAAGATCAATCTCCAGAACCTACCAAGTCGAGGACCGAACGGTAAGAAGTTAAAGCGGAGCATCCTCGCCCCCGAAGGCCATACACTCATTGACGCTGACAGTGCGCAGATCGAAGCGCGTGTTCTTGCGTGGCTTGCCGAACAAGACGACCTGACCAGCGCGTTCGCAAATGGTGAGGATGTGTATGTAAAGATGGCATCACGCATCTACGGTGTTGCCGAAGAGGAAGTTACCAAAGATCAACGGTTCGTGGGCAAGACTACCATCCTCGGTGCAGGTTACGGCATGGGTGCACTCAAGTTCCAAGCACAGCTAAACACGTTTGGACAAGAAGTAGAACTGGACGAGGCCCGACGGATCATAAACATCTACCGTGAAGCTAACTGGAAGATCAGCCAACTATGGCGTGACTGTCAGAATATGGTTCGACACCTGATAAACGGTGACAGCTATCAGATAGGTCGGAAGGGTGTGCTGAACGTGTTGGGATCGGAACGTGGTGTCGGATTACCGTCTGGGTTACTCATACGTTATGACGACTTATCAGCAGAGCAAGGTGAAAGGGGTCTGGAGTATAGCTACAAGACACGCCGAGGACGCACCAGAATATATGGTGGGAAGGTAACGGAAAACGTCTGCCAAGCGATAGCGCGTTGCATTATTGGTGAGCAGATGTTACAAATTGCTAAGAGATACCGCGTTGTACTAACCGTGCACGATTCGATTGTGACCTGTGTTCGTGACGAAGAAGTCGCAGAAGCGCAAGCATATGTAGAAAAGTGTATGAGGTGGACGCCCGACTGGGCTGAAGGTCTACCGATCAACTGCGAAAGTGGAACTGGAAAATCTTATGGGGATTGTGAATGAGCGTTGCACCGTGGTCGTTTAGTAAAATAAAGGCATTTGAACAATGCCCGAAACAGTTTTACCACGAGAAAATTCTCAAAGAGTATCCCTTTGTCGAGACGGAAGCTATCCGCTACGGCAGTGAGTTTCACAAAGCCGCTGAAGATTTCATGGGCGATGACGTACCACTCCCTAAGAAGTTTGAGTATGCGTTGCCAGTGTTGGAGTCCCTGAAGGGCAAGCGTGGTGTCAAGTTATGCGAACGGAAGATGGGCGTAACCGAAGACCTTAGACCGTGCGACTTCTATTCCAAGGATGTTTGGTTCAGGGGTATCGCTGACTTGTTAATCATTGATGTGTTAGCAGAAACCGCATGGGTCATCGACTATAAGACTGGTAAGAGTGCCAAGTATGCAGACAAGGGGCAGTTAGAATTGATGGCTCTTACTGTGTTTGCACACTTTCCAGATGTGAAGAAGGTCAAAGCAGGGTTGGTGTTTGTTGTTAGCAATGCCTTGGTCAAAGACAGCTATGCCGATTTCGATAAACC